AATTTATTTTCAGCCATAGTGCGTTCTTTGCCTTTTAAACCTTTTTTATTAGAAACCCTCCGTGCTATCTGCCCTACAGCTGCGTCGTACGCTATGGCATTTGCCCATGCGTCCAAAGCTCTAAGAGCGTTAGTTGGTGGCGTTACGAACTTACCTATTTTCCTGACAGTAGCATTTGGACTTCTACTGAAAGCACCTATAGAAGAACTCATTTCTTGCGCCCATTTAGTTTCAAACTCTTGTATTTTGCCTGTCCGTATGACTTGACCGGCTGCTTTACGTCCGCGTTTGAATCCAGATTTATACCCAAGTAGCATGGGGACTATCTCGTTCAGGTATCTCGACCTCGGTTTTCCGGTTAGTTTAGAGTACGGCATATCAATAGCCGCTGTCATCAAGCTATGAGGCACTTGGTACATAGACCATAGTGTATTACCAACCGTATTCACAACATGAGTCGGCGGGCCTGAAAGTATAGCGTTATACCAATACTCTAAAGCATAATCAGAAAGTTTAGGATTACCAAGACGCTTAATGAATGTTTTCATTTCCATAGGGTTGGACGTATCAAGCGCTTTAAATTCTTTAAGTTCTCTCTCGTTCAGCCCTCGTTTTAACTTAACATAAGCCGACGCCATAGCCCTAACAGAAACCTCTTTCTTTTGTGCATTTAAGTCTCTACCCGCTTCACTCGCCACTCTATTTAAAGGCTCCCATATCTCTTTATTAAATTTATCAAACTCGGCATTAAATTTTTCTGGTGTTTTTTTTAAAACATCACTAAGCCTGTCAATAGAAGCAACCTCTATCTTACGCATAGCGTCCTTCTCTACCACATTTAGTTTCTCCCCCGCTTGTGATTTTTTTAAAACTGCATCTGTGGCTATTTTATTTAATAATAATTCTTCACTTAAAACATCAAGCTCTTCCCATGTCTGTATTTTTTTCTTAGAACCCTTCGCAATCTCAGTCTGAAATTCCTTAAACTCTCTCGGTACATTTTGCTTCTCAAGATTAATAGATTTAGCATACTTTTTAAGCTCAGTAGTTTTCTCTCCTAATAAAGCTGCTACTTTAGGGTCTATTTTTAAATCAATAAGATATTCTTCAACCGTTTTGTTTACCCTTTGGGCATTACGCTTAAATACTTTTATATCCTTAACCAAACGACCATACGCTTCTGTTTGCCTTATGGTACGCGCAGCATTGCCTATTTCTCCACGTTCGCCTAATAGGGCATTAACGTCGCTTAAGGTGTCTTTAATGGTGCGTTGTTTAATGTCTCCCTTATCAAGTTTAGCTTCCATAACAGAAACTTGGCTTTTATCAAAAGCGGCATAGTCTATTTTCCCAGTTGTATGTTTTATAGCAAGCCCATCATGCCCTTTTTCTTTTGCCTCTTTAACTTTAGTGAGTTCTTTTTTCCTATCCCAAAGAGTTTCTTTGATATTTACTTCCATAGGATTTTTAATATCAAATTTAAGCTTGTAAATATCCCCCTTCATTTCTTTTATAGTTTCAGGTGGTTTCCTATATGGGTAATGAGATTCTACTATATTTGCAAATTGACCTGCTGTTTCTTTTTCAGTTGTGCCCCAAGATAAACCATCTTTATTTGTAAACTCAGTTAATCCTTTTTTACTTCTTCCTTGATAGACGGTTATCGGTTTTTTTGTTTTCTTCGGTTCTTCTTTAAATATTTCTTTATATTCATCAACTTTTGTTTTATATTCAGTCCCAGCTTTTAGACTTTCTTCTTCTCTTGCAAGTCTTTTTATTGACTTACCTATAACCTTATTCTTAGCTCGCCGAATATTAATCTCGTTCATCTTTTTTCGTTTGTACTCAATGCCCTCTGGGGTCTGCAAATATCCTTCGAGTTCTTCTGTGCCTTTGTCCAACAGGCTTTTTGCTTCTGCTTCTGCTGCGGCTTTCTTCTCGCCTTTAAGTTTCTTTGAAGCCTCAAGCATCTTTCCTGATTTTTTAATACTTGTTTTCCATGTAGCGTGTGCGCCACCAAGAACACCGATTTCAAGAATAGAAACAAAAAAATTATGTGCATTAGGGGAAGTTTCTTTATTAATCCAAGGCTCAACCACAGCATCTAAGCCTTTATGTAATTTCTCAAAACCCTTACCTACAAGTTCTGTACTTGCTTTACCAGACTTAGATTTCGGTGGTTCAACAACCCCACCGAGAGATGATATGTACTGAGCTACTTTATTGCCCATTGCCTCTTGTTCCTCTTTAGTCTTAGCGTCATCAAATCCGAGAGCTTTTTGAGCCCGTTTTACAAGTTCAAGAGGTTTTTCTATCGGCGTATCTTTAGCTAATTTCTCAATAGCATTTTGTATTTTAGATCCTGCAATAGCCCCGTACTGTCCTATTATCGCCGGAAGGTACGTAGCCACCCCCACACCCAAAGTTTTAGTAGTTTCGTAAGTACCGATAGCAACGTCTTTAACTGTATCACCAATGGTCTCAGGTGGTTTCCACTGAGCCGCTGCCGTATCAAATGCGTCTTGCTCTTGTTCAGGCGGTTGCCACTGAGCCGCTGCCGTATCAAATGCGTCTTGCTCTTGTTCAGGCGGTTGCCATTGCTCCGCAAATGTATCAAATAAATCGGTCATTACCAATTATACCCTCTTTCTTCAGCTAACTTTTTTGCAGCTTGTAAGTCACCGTTAGTCTCATCCATAAAACCTAACACAATCTCTTGATTTATGGGCTTCTCTGCTGGTGAAGTTTCCTCCTCCTGTACTGGTAGAACCTCCTCCTCCCCCTCTGGTACCATCCCCCCTCGGTTGACGGGATTAGCATTAGGTCCTAAGTCCGGCACTTCTGGTTCAACCCCTATCGCCCTGTTAACTATCTCTGTAGCTTTATCGTATGACCTAAGCGCCGTTCGTGGCATAAAGTCCCTATCCCCCCATCTCTTAGTAAGTCTGTCCAAAGTCTTTTGTGCATTTGAAATAGTGTCTTTAATTTCAGTAGCCGCTTTTTTAACCTCAGCAGCTTTGACTTTAAGCTCTTCCCCTTTCTCTTTAGCCCTCTGTTTAATAATAGCCGCACGCCCCTCTGAGGTCATTTTAGAATAATTACCCACGGCTTTACTCTTCCACGCTTCAAATTCCAGTCCAGACATTTTAGGGACTTTACTTATATCAGGATACGCACCTTTTGGAACATGACCGGTTTCTGTACCATAGTTTATTAAATCCGGAATAGACTCTTTAGTGGAGCCAGGCAAAAAGCTATAAAAATTGTCCATAACTGTCTTAACATTCTTTTGCTCTTTAGCTATAAGATTAGCTTTATCCATAGCCCCCGCAGTCTCATTTTTAATTATAGCTGCTTTATTCTTTAACTCCGCGCTCTCTACCCCCGCTTCCATCATCGCATTTTTAGCATGTATCACATTATAATCAGGGGCTATAGCGCCGACCCTCTCAGTTTTAGGTGCAATAGTTCTGCCTCTTGGCATTGATATCCGAGTACTACCGCCACCATGAGACTTATTGTATGCCAATCGTGCGCTCAGTCCCGCTTGCATAGCTCCAACATAATCTACCATTAGAATTGATCCCCCTGTTTCCACGCTTGATACGCGTAATCTCGTTCATTCGCAGCTTGATCCGCGTCATTCCATATGTTAGTCGCGTTCATGTCACCCTCATATGTGGCACTGGCACCGTAATTTCGTTCATTTCCTATCTGCTGATTACCGGCAAATCTATTTTGAGCAGAGTCTCTTGCCCCTTGCATAGAGTACCCAGCCATTTTATCAGCAGCACCTAAGCCCTGACCTGATAAGTTTTGTAATGGGTTAAGAGAATCATAGTACCTATTTAGGAATTTATCATACTCATTGGAAGCATAGTCCTGAGAATACCGTGCTGTACCCTTTAAAGCTGCGCCACTTAGCACTCCACCACGTGCCGCTGCTGATCGTTCAAGAGCCTTCTGCCCCTCTTTAAGTCGAAATTGGTATCCAGGACCTTCTTTAAAATCACCCGGGCCATCGGAAATTTTCTTCTGTAGTTGACCGAGTGCATCTAAACCAGCTTGCCTCCATGGATTAACATCCGACCTCGCTTGAGCTGTAGCAGCCGTTGTATCTGCTTGTGCATCAACCATACTCTGTTGATACATTTTAATATTTTCATCTGACGCCGCACGTCTTTTAGCAGCTGCTGCTTTTGAGGAGTCTGCTGCTTTTCGAGCTGCTTTTTTAGCTCTACCCGCCGCTTTACGCTGTGTGGATTTAGAATCTTTACGCGCTTTAGCTAACTGCGCTCTTTTCGCTTGGAGTTTCCTATAAGAATCCCCAGGCCAACCGTGTCCCGGTATATGCTGGCTCTCAAGGTCTGATATTTCTTGTTCTAATTTTGTTGTCATTATGCCACCTCATACCCGGAAATTCTACAACCAATTTTATAAGTAGTAGATGCTACCATTGATATAAACCCCTCTGCTTCTAATTCATGATTTTCCATACTGTCACAAACCCAAGTTTCACCAGGTGCTAACGCTTTTTCTTTTACAATCCTATTAGCATAACCACTTATCATTCCGGATGAAACTAAATTTATAGTTACCGTTACCACCGCCGTATGATCGTTTACAAAGGTGACTTTTTTTATTACAGCCCTTGTGCTCTCTGGTACTGTATAGTACGTAGCTACCGCATCCGTAATTCCTACTCCTGCTACCATTTCTTTTAGCAATGTCGTCATATTTAAAACCTACACTTTCTTAGTATACTGTACGCTCCTATCAAAACCACTTTAACAGGCGCAGAAATTGTTAATTCATATATCCGGTTTCTACTCTTACCGAGTGACCTCCATATAGCCCGTATCCCTCGTTCCCCATATTCCCCTATGCTAACTGCTTCTCCGGTACTAAAGGTATTACCACCATCATTAGACCATTTAAGTGTAGCTTCAGGAGCAGTACCCCCAGAGAGACCTACTCCAGCTTCAAATTCTATTTCAATTTTACTATGAAGGACATTATTTTTTTCATTATTAATTATCTGAGTCCGACGTACTCTCGTAATCGCGTCCCCATTGTCAGTGTAGGTATCCATATTAAGCGCATACAATTTACCATTAGCTTTATCGCCTATTATGGTTTTACCATTAAATTGGATACCACCAGTTATACCCGTCGCACCCCTATGTCGCCCTTGTGCCATATTTAAAATCTACACTTTTTTAGTATACTATAAGCACCTATTATAATAATCTTAACAGGCGCAGAAATTGTTAATTCATATATTCTATCCCTACTTTTACCAAGCGACCTCCATATGGCTCTTACTCCCCAATCATCATACTCACCTATACTCGTCGTTTCTCCATCACTAAATGTGTCACCATTATCATCTGACCATTTAAGCGTTGCCTCCGGGTCATCCCCCCCAGAAATACCTACTCCCGCTTCAAATTCTACTTCAATTCTATTATGTAGTATATTAATCTCATCATCACCAACAATCTGTGTTCTTCGTATTCTTGTAATTGCCTCCCCTCCGTCAGTATATGTATCCATGTTAAGCGCATATAACACACCGACATTATCGCCTATTACGGTTTTCTCATTAAAAAGTACACCACCATCTATACCTACTATGCCCCTGTGCCGTCCTTGAGAGGGAGCATATAGCATAATGGAGTGCTTCCCTCCTATCCCCTGAGCCACACTGTTAACCTTCCATGTGCCAACTTGTGTTAGTGTGGTTCTGTCGACTTCATCACCTAATCCTAATTGACCATAGTAATTACGCCCAGTTGCCCATAATGTTCCATCAGTCTTAACCGCCATTGTATGCTGATGCACACAAGACACTATATCCCACACCGACAAACTGCCAACCTGTGTAAACTCAAGTACCTTAGTGGTTCCACCAAGTCCTAACTGCCCGTACGTACCACTCCCAGTAACCCATAGAGTACCGTCAGTCTTAGTAGCCATAGTGCATGTAATACCACAAGAAACTGACGCCCACGTTGTTAGCGCACCAACTTGTGTTAGTGTGGTTCTCTCAACTTCGTCACCTAACCCTAATCTTCCATCCGTACCCTCCCCCGTAGCCCACAATGTACCATCAGTCTTAATTGCCATTGTATGCAAATCACCACAAGCAACAGAGCTCCAGGTTGTTAGCGCACCAACTTGTGTGAATTCCAGCCTATCAGCACCCCCACCTAACCCTAATTGCCCTGAACTATCTCGACCAGTAGCCCATAATGTACCGTCGGTTCTAATTGCCATTGTGGATAATGACCCACAAGAGACCGAAGCCCATTCAGATGACGCTCCAGCTTGAGTAAATGAGTATTTAGTATATAGGTCACCGACTCCTAATTGACCATAGCCATTAGCGCCTGTAGCCCATATAGTACCGTCCGTTTGTATAGCTACTGAGTGATAATACCCACAAGCAACAGCACTATAGGTTGCCACTACGCTAACTATTGTAAACTCTTTTAACGTAAAAGCACCCGAGATACCTAATTGTCCATCAAGGTTCCATCCAGTAGCCCATAGTTTACCATCGGATTTAATAGCCATAGAATATAGCTCACCAATTGCAATATAACTCCACGTTGCCAACGTTCCCGCTTGAGTGAATTCAGTTTTGCTAAGCTTGTCTCCAATACCTAATTGCCCAACAGAACCGGAACCAGTACCCCATAACGTAGTCATGACAAACTCTTCCATTCATGCCATTGTTTATCTTTGACATTTACTACCCACGTTTGATCGGCTGTTGGGAAGGATATAACATAAAATGTACGCCCCTCTAATGAATAAGTATACGCTAAAGCATCTTCTACCGTTGTGTATGTTGACATTTGGTATTCTATAGCTGAAGTAGAAATAGTTTCAAAAGAATACCCCCTATTCCTAATGATAGTTTTTTTATTAGATAACCAGTATAAAACACCCTCTATTTCCGCTACTGAAGTTAACGACCCGCACCCTATGTCCAAAATAGCACCTGGTACTCTTTGAAATGGAAAATCAGCGTTACCAGAGTTATAATATACTTCAGTTGAATACTCCCCAAAAAGCCATATATTTTGACGTGTCGTTCCAATGCCCACTAAAGTATCTGGTGATGCTTCGGCTGTTGCAAAATCAAGTGAATCCCATGCGTAACCGTCATATAGCCCTGATAATTGTATTTTACCAGAATCTTTAACCGACACTATAAAATACCCATCAAAAAATACACAATCTGTTGCTTCTGGGAATTTATCTCCTTCTCCCGGTGAAACCATAGCCCTATCGCCAGTACCGCTACCTGCTACAGCTATAAATTCTGTTCCACCAAAAGTTACACTTGTCCATGTGTTATCCGCAGGACTCGTTTCTGTTTTCCATGTAACCCCGTCATCAGATGTCATTATTCTATTAGACGTACCCGTATCAGCTACCGCTGCAAAACTACTACCCCCATAAGCAACCGATTGCCAGTTATTATTAGCCGCGCTAACTCTTATAGTCCATGTAGTACCGTCTGGTGAAGTCATAACCCTATTTCCGGTACCTGAATCAGCTACCGCTACAAATAGCCCACCACCATATGTAACATCTGTCCATGTGTTATTAGCGGCACTAGCCCTTATAGTCCATGAGATTCCGTTAGTCGAGGTCATAACCCTATTTCCGGTACCTGTGTCGGCTACAGCTACAAATGTTCCGTTCCCATACGTTACTGATTGCCAATCGTTATCCGCTGCGCTAGTTCTTGTTGTCCAAGTAATCCCATCTGGGGAGGTAAGAACCCTATTTCCTGTTCCTGTATCAGACACAGCTACAAATAGCCCGCCACCGTATGCAACACTTGTCCAGTCGTTATCTACAGTCGTTACCCTAAACGACCATGTAATTCCGTCTTCTGAAGTCATAGCGTTCCAGGAGACACCAGAATCAGATACAGCTACGAATGTTCCGTTTCCGTATGTAATATCTGTCCAATCGTTGTCAGCACGAATGGAAACAGTTTTACCTATTGCTGTTCCACTCGTGAGTGCGACGGCTAAGGTTACTGTATCCCCAGATGGTGTCCCATTAATAGTCGTCCATTGGGTAGTACCGTCATCTAACTCTATCCCTATAGTATCCCCATCGGAAAGCCCGGTAATATCAACTACATCTATAGTAAGATTTGTTACTACCCCAGCTACTTTAATAGTGGTAATAAAAATAGCGGGACTTACACCTATCGCCCAAGTAATTCCGTCCGAAGATGTCATTACCCTATTGACCGTACCGTCATTTGATACCGCTACAAATAACCCATTCCCGTATGTAACTGCTACCCATGTGTTATCAGCAGCACTCGTTCCCGACGCCCAAACCGCCGCACCATCAGCTATGGCAGTTAGTAATCCGGTAGTTACAATATACCCTTTATCCGTACTGTCACAAATTAATAATTCTAAGCCATTGTTAGCCATTCCAACATGCCCAGTAGCAGTTGTTATCGTCCCCAAACTTGTTTCTGTACCAGCGGAATCAATCTCGTATACTGTGTTTCCTACTATCGCATATAAATAATCCCCCATAACGTGCATACGCCTTACTATAGCTGTTTTACCAGTATCACAGAAATCGTCTGTTCCCGGCGTCCCATACATAGCTATAGGTGTTTTACCCTCATTCTTGTCATAAACAGGAAACAAATTTATACTCTGTTGGGCATTTATACTTTTCGATCTGCCCTCATATGCGCCACCAAGAAACGGGATTTGAATAGTAGTACCTGGTTCAGCCATATTACCTCCCCATGCCCGGTTGAAAGAAAGTAGACGCCTTTTCAGCATCAAACGTACTGGCCATAAATTTGGTTGAAGCCGCTAAATTCTTTAACTCTCTATCTATCGGAACACCTGTTTTAAGAGCTATACGAACCGCTAAATTAAGAACTATAGTATCCGTCCACTCTGGAGGAAACTCGCCGTCATCATCGGTAGCATCAAAATCCATAATAGGTACTTTTACAGTCGCTTTTATACGTTGCTGTGGGTCAGCATTAGTAGGCCACACGTGTAAAATTCCGTTAGTTAATTGAGGATCATACCAAAATTGTGTTACTTGGCCTGTACTGTCCTTATCTGACAACGCCATATACTCTTCTTGTGATATTTTTATTAAAGGAGTTTCATTCTCACTTGAATTAACGTTACGGGCTTCTATTATTTCAAGAGGTCTTTGGGCTTTGGTTGTATACACATAAACATAATTATCTATAGCCGCAGCACTGGTAAGTGCGGTAGTTAAAGTTACTACATACGTTGCCGGATCGCCATTAATAGTCGTCCATTGGGTAGTACCGTCATCTAACTCTATCCCTATATAATCCGCATCAGAAATCCCGGTAAGACTATCCACTGTAATAGTCGCATCAGCAGCTACCCCTGCTACTTTCATAGCAGTCATTACAACCCCTGATGTAGCAGTAAAATTGTCACCTGACGGTCCTAATGAATATGTCTCACCTCCGGATTTAAGGAATAAAGTAACTTTCCTATTTAGCCACAGAAAAATACTCTCTGTCTGCCAGCCCTTTAGCATCATATTGAGAGTTACACCACCATCTGTAAGCTCCGTAGCCGTAAGTGTAGACCGTATATCAACCGCCCCTATGTACCTGTAGGCCTGTGTTATTAACTCGTCTCTATCTAAAACAAAATCATACGATCCAGAGGTAGTCATTATAAATCCCCCGCTGTTACTTCGTTATCCGTAAGGTAATATGGGTCGGGGTCAGGCCGTGGATTAGGAACTGATTGTCTATCCGCCTTCCCCCGAACAAAATCTTGTGGCTGTCTTGTTTCAAAACAGTCCTCACATACCCACAGACCGTTCCATTCTCTTTTAGTATCACTCTGGCGGTATCTCATACCACACTTGTCACATATCCTCCAGAATTGCCCAGGTATATATGACATTATTTTAGTCTCAAGCAAATAGTAATATCATATACATCCCCTAAATCAAAACCTGTCGACGTTAGGATAATATTCCCGGTTCTATCCCCATCTTCCCCCGGATCTACAAGCCCACCATTTCTTTTGAAATTTATAAAACCATTATTCTCCGTAATTATATAAATTAAACTCAAAGGGGCTCTATCCCAGTTTAAAACTATTCTGGTAAAACCTGTTTGGGAAAATTTAATAGACTCAATAACAGTACGAGTACAAATTTCTCCTACTGTTGTACGAAGGTCAGCTATTTTTACTTTTATTACATCTGTTTCCCCTGTGCCATCGCTGACGCAGGTAAAACGTTTTGTAACTCTTTTCCAACCATTATTGTCGGGAGCATTACCGTCCCAATTAGGAGGGTACACCCACTGTTCGGTTACTGTATCAACCATAGTGACCCCCTATCTTTCCATTGCTGCAAAAATATAATCAACAGTCATTGTGCTAGCAGCAGCTTCTCCAGCTTGGCATCCAAAAGAAACAGCCATATATTCATCATTTGGTATTGTTCCAGAAGAAAGCGTACCCTTCTCAACGTCATCAATGAAATAATGGATAGTATCTACTCCATCCCAATAAAAACCCATTGTAATATCAGTAGCGTCTACTAATGCTCCTATTGCAGCAGCAGTAGTATCTACACTGTTTTTTACACAATGAATATCTATATTTGCATCTCCATCATCTGAGACAAACCATATACCATCAGTTGGCGCTCCTGCTATTGGAGTAGTATCTGTTACATAAATCCCAACTATAAAATCCGTCTGGTCTACATCGCTACCTTGAAACTTAGTTTTAAACCAAGCCTTTTTACCAGCTTGAATACGCCATGCCTCAAGATCATCAGTACCCCCGTCATTTGACCTTTGCAACATCACACCATCATCCTCTGACGTATCTGTTGTAATAAAAGCAGCCCCGCCTACATATATGTCTGATGGAACAACAGTGGACGTACCAACTTTGGTTACAACCCAATCCGTATCTAAGTAGGGCATAAAATCGTCCCAGAATACAACAACCTTAGTCGGGTCCATTTCTAAAAACGAAGCCAAAGTACTACCGGTCGCTACGTTTGTTACTCCATTTGAATATCTTTTTGGTGAACTCATATCAATCTCTCCTATAAAAGCGTTCTAATGAACGCCCCCGAAGGGGCGCTTTTATAATTGTAGCAGAAATTTAATTCCCGCTTCTTTCGTACTCCATTCTCCTCTGGCGTGTATAACCAATTTTTTAACTTTTGACCAATGAAGGTCGTCTAACTCCTCACGTACATAAGTCACACCTGGTTCCATCACTGCCTCAACCTTTGGCTCAGGTGTTACCTCTGGCGGTTTAATAATAATAAAAATCTCCCTACTATTATTATTAAACCGAACCTCTGTGGCGTTAAGTCCTTTAAGACTCATTATACTTTCAACACCTTCAGTGGTCTCCGATACAAAATGTAATCTTCCCATAACTATAACTCCATTAGCGTTTTTCTTGTATTTCCTCATATCCGTACTTTAATGCGTTATGTGCCCTTAATAAAGTTGAACTACCTTGGATAGTTACCTTAATCCCAAGCCCCCTTGCGTAACCCATCCAGTACTCAACATTAGGTTTTTGCTGCTCATACTCTGTACCTGTCGCCATAGCGCAACCGTACATATCTATTTTAGTTGCGCCCTTATAAATTGCATAAGCTATCATATACGAAACACTATTTGTAAAATAATCAGTGTGCATCTCTTTTATCGGAAATTCGATTAAAGATGGTATGTCTGGACGTTTTTTTAACCCAATCATTGGGACGTTTGTTCTATTTACATACTCTTTTGATTTAACCATCGCAATAATATCTGAATACTTATCAAAATCGTGCATATTAAAAACAAGTTTAACGTCTCTTCTATAGCAAAGATCATTAACGCCCCAAGTTTCACCTTGCTCGGGCGCATCTTTCCAACCCCTACCTTTCCCTATGATAGTTATTTCCATCTAAGTAGTTGCCTGAATACCATAACCACCGGCGGCAGCGTAAGTAGGTAATGCACTATATATACCGGTAGCCGTACCGAAAGCAGTACAACCGTGTTGGAATGAGGTTCCAGTTAAAAGAACTTCACCGATAGTAAGAGCATGAGTACCCCCTATTGCCACAGCAGGAGTAGCCACCGATCTGGCAGTTGCAATAAAAGAACAATCCCTAAATTCAAGAGGCCCTTCAATATCAGTAGCTGAAGTCCACCAAACAAAAGCATTAGTAGTGCCCCCGGCATACCTCCAAAACCTGCAATTCCTAAACAGGCTATCTACGCAATATTCGCCAGATACTAACTCTCTGGTCAACATTACACAGGGTCTTACAATAGCTGCGCTTATCCCAAGCACATTTGTTCCGAAGGTACAATCGTCAAAGGAGGCATTGTTACCATTCATAGCAAGCTCTGCCGCACTTGTTTCTGTAGTGTCGGTAGACTTATAAAATTCACAAGATGTATATTTCGCATACTCACCTGCTTCAGCGACAGTATAAAGACTTTCGGCCTTAGTATTACCGGAATCAAACTTTATGTTATGAAAACTATTTCTGATACCTGTGTTTTTAACAGCGGCAATATCTGTAGCTACTGTAGTTACACCCATAGTTATTCTTGCATTAGCACCCATTGGCCTTCCACCTGTACCGTCTATCCCAACAAAATGCACTCTGTTTTTAGCAACAGTAAGCATCTCAGTCAGAGCATGTCCGGTATTTCCCATCAAACAAACCACATCATTTTTATTGGTTGTAACCGAATCGTTTGCTTTATCAAGTGTTTTAAAAGGTTTATCAATACTAGTACCTTTATTACCATCACTACCTGTTCCGTAATTTACAAAATAATATGTACCGTCCGTAATAGGGATCCCACCAACCATAGGAACACCATTCCATGTAGGTATCCCCTGTCCAAAACTATATTTACTCATAATACCACTCCTTATTTTAGAGCAGTAGGGAGCCGAGTAAGCTCCCTACCAGTATGCTAACTAAGCTCCAGCGCTTCCAAAAATTCCACGAGGATCTGTATTACCCACAGAAAATCTCATGTAAGATTTAGCAAGTGCATTGTCCGTATTAAACTCATTATCCTGTTTTAAAGGAATATTATTTCTATCATACATCATCATACCACGAGGCGCGTTAGTTCTTACAAACCATGCGTCAGCATCGGTAAAATAATGGTTCATTTTAATACCACCAGGAAGGGCATTAACGCTTTTAAGAACATTAATGCCGTTATTAGCTGAATCGCTTTGTAACGTAGATTTCATAATCCTGTTAGCATTCCACCACTCGTTAGGATGAATATGTAAACTTTGAGGAATTAAAGCTATCTTATGACCTTTATCATTCTCTGCTGTCATAATCTGATTTAACAGGTCCTCAAGTGCTGCTTCAGACAAATCCGCAGCGGTAGACAATTCGTTACTCCAAGTACCTGCCGTTGATGTATGAAGTGTAGAACATAATTCAAGCCCGTCACCGAACGTATAATCACTATTAAACGCCCTATTATAAATATTAGCAGCCACAATTTCTTTAGTCTGACGCATAGAAAAAGCATTAGACTGTGCTCTACGCTTACTTACCATTTCATACAAACCATCTTCTCGCTCTTCAAAAGTACAAATGTACCCCAAAGCATAGGCTACATGCGTATATCTTGTCACGTACCCCTGAGATTCATCATCATAGGATACAGACGCACCTTGCGCTTTTATTGGTGCGAGTCCAAATCCTGTTAACTGCACATCTTCCTCATACGCTCTATTGGAAGTTTCGATAGTAAATAAATCTTTAAATTCTTCACTGTGCTCACCGTAAGTACGTCCCCACCAAGCTTTCACTCCTGGCCATAGTGCTTTCGGGTGATTTGATGTCATTATAACGCCCATATCAAGTCTCCTTTAAGTTGTAGCGTAACCAGTTGTGCATCTCTGTGAATGCAAATTAATCATAAACTCCCAATTTGCATGGGCACCAATGTCATTACCGACTTTATTGACAAGCCCCAGTATTCTTAATTTTAACGTAGCAGTACTGGCTACAGTGGTACTGTCAATTTCCATTCCACTCCTACCAGTAGTCGTAGAACCACTGTGTGTAAATATCATATCCGCATTAGATCCACATGCGGCGTATGTAAGTGGTGTTGTGTCCCCATCTTCCTGCATCTCAAATACGAGGTCAGGATCATCCGCAACATAAACAATTCGTTCGGTACTTGCCGGGTTATAAGTTTTATCGAGATCCGATGCAAGAGGATTAAAATTTACAATAAAACCAGTTAAATATGTACTACCGGCTGCTGTAGCTTTTTCTACCTCTGGCAAAGTCCCTGGACCATTCCCTAAATACTCCGTATCATTCGATAGCCCCGTTACAAGAACTGCATCTCCCCTGTACATTGCGACTGCATAATCCCCCGCAAGATAATAAGGTGTAACAGCCCCGTTATAAGGTGCTCCATTTTTATGCCGAATGGGTACCCCACCCATAGGCGCATCTGTATTAGCCATAGTTTACTCCTAATTCTTTATTTTAATGCCCTCCTTTGGGACATATCGTCCGTCAGCACCCGGTCTCCCGTTACTGTCGGCTCCCTGTCTGAGCGCATCTTCTGTTAAATGTATCGCTTTACCTTTTGCAATCTGGTCAGCGTTATACAATATATTTGTTATCTCCATTAAATACCCTTTAGTACCCTCGGTTTTGTCAACTACCTTAGACACAGCATTACCAAGACTATCATTGTGATTTTTAACATCTTTATCCTCAAATTCAGCATCGTCCCTTTGAACTAAAGCATAGCCTCCATCAATTGCGTCTTTTACCCTGTTTCCTACGTCATTTACCCATCGTCTCTGAAATCCATGTTTACCAGAAACAGCTAAATTCTGACGTGCTACCCCTAACGGTACTCTTTTTTTCCTGTCTACCATTCGTAATCCCTCACATAATCTTTTTTAGTGAAATCAGGTATTTCTTTACAAAACCTGTCACACTCTACTCTCGCGTCTGCCGGTAAATTGGCGTACGTATGTTTACCTGGGTTTGGAACTGCCTCGTCAATACCGCTATCTACTACAGTGGGTACTGCCCTATTTTTGTTCCCGAACTTATCCGGGAATCTTGCCTTAACTTCTTCTTTCACTTTGTCATAGAATTTTTTACCTGTCAAGTCTTTATTCTGTGACGCTACGTATTTAGATATACTCGCTGCATAAGACGCCAATACATCGTCCTCTGCAAACCATTGATTTCCGTCGGATATCCACTCCTCTAATTCAGGATCATTTTCATTTTCATCCACCGTATCTATCGTAGGAATTTCGACCTCCTTCGCCTCTTCAGTAAGCGCATCTTTTTCTGTTTCTATCTGATCAAAAGCTTCAACGTCTCCGTCTCTTGTAGCTTTTCGTTGTTTAGCAGATAGGTCTTTCATAGCCCTATTGTACGCTTTATCCACAGAATCCTTAGTGAACGTACGGTAATCACCGAATGTCTTTTTTAATCTTGTAATGTCCCTATTCAATGTGTGCACTGTGCCAGTAAGTTTACCCACACGCTCACGCATTATCGGGATTTCATTTTTACCACGTTCAACAAATCGGTCTGCTTCTACCCATTTTTTCGAATCACCCTTAAACTCATCTTCAGGAACCCAACCCATAACTTTTGCTTCGTCCTCTATACTCGGTGCCTCTGGTGCCTCTGGTGCCTCTGCGTCTGTCATACCTAACCCCCTATTATTGCTGCTATATCCTTATCATTCATTAACTGATATTTCTCTTTGTCTTTACCTGTAACTTTATACCCTGCGTGCTTAGCGACATATACCCTATCGCCTACCTTTGGTACATCACCCTTAAAATCCTCAAAAGCATTACCTCCCGCTGCTATCAAAGTAGCTTGCTCTTGCATCATTTTTTCTTTTTCTACAAGTGCTATTGGTATAATTATCCCCCCCGGTGTCTTTTCGTCCACACTATCGAGTTTAACTAATATCTTATACTCAACAGGTAATAAACCGCTATGATTAATAGCTCCACATGGTTTATCCCCCGAAGGTTTCTTACTCTTCAACATTCCCATCCGTTACCTCCATTTCCAGTATAAGATCAATACCATACAAAATCCCTACTGACCTAGCTGTTGCCTCTGCTGTACTGTTGTCTCCCCTTAACGTTGCGCCATTAATTAAACCATACTCATACGCGGCCCTCTGGTCTCTGAGCAACTTCAGGACTTCCCTGGTTATTTCCTGATCCTTCCACGCCAGATGCTGATTTTTTGTCATACTCATCCTTCATTCCTTTCATTTGGTCTCTTATTTCCTCAAGCTTCGCTTTATATAAATCAAGCTGTATACCTTCCTCTACGCCCTCGGCTTTAGCAAGATTTAATATTCCTTTTGTAAATACCTCTTCCATACCAGCAAACACACTCATATTCTTAAAATGAGACTCCTTTTTGTCCATCTCAAGTCTTTCACGTTCGACTGCTATCATTTCTATTTCCGGATTCATTGGCGGTTTTGGTCTCTTATCAGGAGGTAGTAGTAATACGCTTGGTGCTTTAACAGCTTTTAAGTACTGTGCTGTAACACCATCTTCATCCAGCCCATCACGCCCTGATATCTTTAACAATGATTCCGCGAGAGCGACCCTTTGCACATCTAACGCAAATATAGGCTCTGCCGCCGGTGTGATATCGTACCCATCTTTACTAAAATCTTCTCTGGACACTTCTCTATCGACTACCTTAAAATACTTTTTATCTTCAGCATACTTATAATTCAGATGGTATATTAACTTGAATTCCTCTGTTAAAGACCTGTATATGCGTTTGTATATACCACTAAAAACCTTTAACCCCTGTTCTATTAGAGCGGTAATAGTGGCAGCCGATACGTTCTCGCCTGGCTTTTGCCCTGACATAGCATCCTGAACAGAGGAAATATCCTTACCTGCTGATATTAATAACCCAAGTAACTGAAATAACACTTGTGAGGGTTGTTGTATCGGTAACGGAAATATACCACTCTTCAGGTCTTGCCCCATAACATCTGTAGTTTTCCACTCACCTGGCTTAAATGCGACCTTGCCACCCTGTAATTTAACCCCTCTTGCAAGAAAGCCCCCACCTGTATTGGAAAGAGTACCTGCATCAAGTAACTGATTTATTATAGTATTTATTGAGCTATTTATGGGATATAAGAGCGTTCCGAAACCAATGTCATAAAACCCACTATCCGGATTAGGAATGAACGGATACTTAATAAAATGCTGTATAGGTTCGATTTTAATTAACTTACCATTCTCAAATACCACACCATCCACATCATACCGAGCTACAATACGCATTACTGTATTTGTGGATTTATGTACAGTAACGATATATGGTTCCTCATATCCGTCCTCATCTAAATCAAGCCACCTATGCTGCTCTATGTACAAACGTGGCGCGTCGTTATCACTATCCGGATCACTTTCGGAACCTAATTCAGTGTCCTTCCATAGCCCTTTTGCTACCATTTCAAATTTATGATTGTCATACCGGTATATTCTATGGGAAACACGTCTCGCAGTTTCCAAATTCTCAGCTTTAACATTAACTACCACGTCATCATACGTAAGAAATTTAGATGCTACTGTTCCTTTTAAACTATCAAAATATATTTTCCGAAAACATGTACCTACTATAGGGAGATTATGGAGCATACGGTCTGTACCGTCCATCCACCCTTGTATTTCTTCAGTAAGCTGATAGTCCATGTACATACTTACACGCTCTGACCGCTCCTCTTTAACCCGCTCCTCGTCATCACCTGTGATTTTAAAGTTAACAATCTTTTCATCCGGAACCAACTCTGGAAAAGCTCTACTGGCAAATTGTATAGTGGCGACCGTTATCAACGGGTGTTTAACATTTGCAGCTCCAGGCCATGGGGTAGATTTCTCCTCGTAGGTCTGTTTAGCAAGATCCATAGCCTCTTTATTAATTTTATCTATATCACTTCGAGAATTAAAATCAATATCATAATCTCTTGTAACTTTAGCCCCAATCTCACTTAGCTTCTCTGGTGTCAGCATATCAGCTATATTAACTGCGTTCATAAGTGTATCTAATTTTTTAATGGTCATCTACTGTATCTCCTTGGCATTAATACCCCCCGACCCCTGTTGTCTCACGAGTGTACTCATCCTCTTCTTGCCCGTAGTTTACCGGTGTCCATTCGGTGTTAAGTAACATAAGTCTATATAAATTTTCCATCATATCATCGTCTTCTTTCTTCGGCTTCTGTGTGTCTTTATCATACATATATCCTTCAATTTCCATTATAGTCCGTACCAAATCATCAAATATGTACAATGATGGCTCTTGGTTTGGTCCGTGCAGATGGTTTTTAACTTCAAGAATGCCTGAATTTTTATCCTTAGATGCCGTTTTTAACATGTATCCATACTGCCATAGTTCCCAGGCTATTTTATCAAATACCGTATTCGAGTTGTTACTGTCTCCTTTAGCCAACGGATCCACAATTATAGTACCGATGCGATACTGTTGCTGACGAGCGAACCTTACTACCTCTTGACCTACCCACGTACCGTCACCGTGCGCCCATATCTCGTTAACCAAATACCGCGTGCTATTCGGAGCTGTAGCACAAAATAGTATCGCCTGTTCCTTACGGGGATGGATATCTATAGCCACATCCACAATCCAATCAATTGGCACCCTAAACCTTTCCATCAGGTGACGTGATCTCTCGTATTTCGGGTATACTAACCCACTCATGTAAGAGGGGACGCCTCTTAGTCTTGCGTCTTTTTCTTCGTCTGTAAGTGTTTTGGCAAATTGGCTTATCCCCTCTTTTGTGATACCATAGCCCTCATTATCATAGATTTCACCATGAACATTAAATACCGACAAGTCAGGTTTCCCCGTATCATCGACGGCTTTAATGACTTCTCTATCTACCCACGCCTCTTTAAGAAGCGTCATGCAAAATAATTCTCTACCCTTACGATCAATTAACCCACGAGCATTAGCTATACGTATAGCACGTTTAGGCGGTTCATCATATATTATTAAGTCTCCTGACCACCCTTCATGCAATTCCGCCTCTTGTCCGTTAGACAATATCTCAATCGTACTACCGGTTTCCACATCCTCCCATTTAGCCTCAACACCCATACTGTTCTTTTTCTTTTTTAACGCTCTTCCTTTTGGCCACCATTTTTCCAACTCAGGAATTACCACAGATTTTATCTGTTGCTCCCAGTCTTGCCCTATGTACCGTATCTTACGTGGTTTCCTATGGGGAAACACAAGTGTATTACCATTCCATGGGTAAAAACCTATACAGGTGGAGATAGCTATAACCCCGCCTATCGTTGTTTTTCCTATTCTGTTTCCTCCCGTAAATGTAAAAACCTTATATAATGGGTCTTCCCATGCGTCGAGAAGTTTTTTCTGAAGGGGATTTGGTCTGTCAAAAAATTCTATTAGATTATTCGTACGGTAGTCCACTATCTGGGATAGCACAGTGTTCTCTTTAAACTTAACAGCCTTGAGCTGCTTTAGTAACTCTGCTTTAGTGGGTTTAGTGGCGATCATATTATTCTATTGTACCCTCGTAACTTAAAGAAAACCTAAGCCATATAATTTCCACACATTTATATCTTTCTATAAGACTAATTTTTATCCGCGGTACCCAATACCACCAAGAATACCCAAATCTACATTTTTGACCGCAAGATTCAAGATGTCTTTTAGTACCCTCGTCCCCATATCTATCCGAACTCATAAACATAATTTGCATATTGTTAGTCATTTATGCACCCCTCTCCTATCATTCCTTTAATGGCGGGAGACCCGCGGCTTCTCTTAGTTTTCTATTGCGTTCAGCTACTACACTAATCAGGCCTTTTGGATTAATCACAACCTTTTTCTTCTTTTTTTCTCCGCTATACTCTTCGTCATTACTGTTTGCACTATTGTCTGCCATGTGTGCCTCCTTTTATGTAAATTTTTAATATACGCTACGCCGTGCTCTGCGCTACTGTAGCTACGATTGGACTTTTATATATTTTTAATATCGAGGGACGCTCTATACTACGAAACGACCCGGGGGGAGGGGGGTTGCCAGGGTTACGGGTGGCGCCACCTGTACCCTCATTATCTATCGCACGACAGCCTACAGCCGAAGCCTTCTCGAACGAACCGACCCCACCGATCATGTAGGTGGCGCCACCCACCGTTACTATGGTAACGTTACCACCGTTACACCCGTATGGATAGGGGTTAATATTCATTCAGCGCCTCCTCTAATTGCTTACGTTCCCGGTTGAGTTCATCTAAACTGGAAGTTAGCTCCTTATATGCCACATTGCTAGTCGATTGTCCCTTCTCCAAACGAGTCATATTGCCTACAGTACCAAGGGCGTACGCTACATTATTGAGGCTGGCTTTTTCAACTCGGCTTGGGTCAACAAGTTCATGAAGTAACCGTGCCTCTACGCTCTCCAGTATCGCTCCCTTCTGTCCCCTGTACGCTGCTACTTCCCCAGGTTTAAGAAGTAATGCGCTAAATCGGGCGAGCGCTTGTTCCGCTGCTTGCTTTGTAGCTCCAAAATACTGACCAATATCCTTATAACTTAGGCCTTTTTTCATCCTCAGTTCAAGCGCCTTATTAATATCAATCTTTGAATTAGTACCCAAAATTTAGTCAATCCTTAAAAAGTCGTTAACGACAGTGCCCATTTAAACCTGTTACAGTAATTATGAATAGCATAAGTAGCATAGAAATAGCAAGCAACCCTGTACTATTTTAACTCATATACACAAAGGGTATTTCAAGACCCCACCCCACTCTATCTCTCCTCTATTACTCTACCCTTAACTGAGAGAGAGTAGTATAAGTATAAGGCAACCAGTGCTGACGTATGTCTTGACGGATATACCCCTCATACCCCACGATTTCAGGTTGTACGCTCCCACCCATATACGTATATCATGTATAACGTATATAATAGCTATATGCACTAAACATATATATGTACATCATTAGCTCTAAGCTCCCTATAACTCAAATGGTCAGGGGTACCAATTTTCACCCCTCAAGCCCCTGTGTTTATGGGCTTACCCCTTTGCCCGAACCAATTTAGCTTGGTGGGGTGTTGACACCCTGTAGCGCCTATGATATACTTTATAATAGAGTATTTTTACATTTATAGGAGGCTACACTATGTTTTTTGGAATGATAGACGATTTAGAATTATTTGTTGAGGCTACAGGAGCGCTACGAGTATCTTATAACAAGCACTTAGAGTTTACTCCGGGAGCGCTACAGATTGTAACAACACAAGTAATTGTGCAATACAAGCGTGAGCATAACATGCCGATCGGCGTATTTAGGCTACGCGTGAAGGTAAGAATACAATGAGACTAGGTGAATCGCTTGGTGATCCCGCCGACATATCGGAACAGTTGGATATATCAGGTCCAGGTTGGACTGCGGACCAGATCAGATATGATGTGTCATTGATAAAATTACAGCAAGACTTGTACAGAATAACCAGAGCTGAATATGGAACGAGACTATTAAGACCGGTAGATAACACTTGCAAAGGTCAAATGTTAACTATTATATATAAGGGCACTGGTTCACCAGTGACCATCCTGTGTAATAATATGACGCTCGTACTCTTACCGCCCGTCACCACTGACACAAGGAAAAAGCTTGTAACCGCTATACCCGTGCACATATTCGACGCTTTGAATAACCAGGTTGCCAGCGCAAACAGTATTATAAACACGCTCATGCGGGAATGGTATAACGACCAGGCACCAGCACCAGCGCCCACGACACCGACACCAGGCGCGACCACAGGATCGGCTGATAATAGTTAAACTTATATGAAAATAGCAGATAATAGCAGATAATTATCCACCATTGCCCCTAATCGGCTGTAATCGCCCCTCACTGAATTTGACCGGTAAGGGGTGCTGGTGTAGAGTGAGTCATGATTAACTATTAATAAGGAGACCGGCTATGCAGACTTTTAAAGACTTCCCTGAGAACATCCCTTTAAATACAAGACTTTCCTTTCCACCTAAACTTTTCGTAGCAATTAACGAGGCTTAATTATTAATAAGGAGATCGAGGCATGACCGATTATAAAACAGATATAATAAAGGTTAAAGAC